TAAATAATAAGTAACTTATTAAATATATACGGAAGCAGGTCTTTTAAAAGACACCACCAGAACAACTCCCTTCCGTTTCCACTTCCAAAAACTGCCACCAGTCGCTATCATTCGCTCATTGTGATAAGTAAGTAACTACCTACCAGGCGAGCCACATGAGCCAAATCTTTTTCGATACCATCGACAACGACCAGTACGACTTCATGACAGAGTGGAATACCGCTGTTATGGACAAGTGGGTCGCTGAAAACATTGGTTTGTCGCGCTGTAAAGACGAGGCTGAACTCTTCGAGACGAAGTGGTTTGATTACCGCGACATGCATCCTCTCATGGCCACCTGTCTTTTTACGGAGGCATACAAACGTCAGTACTCAAATATCATGCTGACGCACGGTCGAGAACACTTTGAAACAGCTCCGTTCACCACCGGGTTAAAACGCCTGCCTTATCAGGAGTTGTCGACTGCCAATAAAACGTCTCTATGGAAAGCACGCCAGTTTGCTGACCGCTATTGCTGCTCATACGACTACTTTATCTCCACCGTTCTTTCCGCAGCTGCACGACGGCTGTGGGACAAGCTGCCGCGCCCACAGCATTTATGGCAGCCAGAACTGATTGAGATATTTGAAGAGAAATTAGCCAGACGCGCAACAACCCGTCTGGATGACTCTCTGGTTAGCTTTAAGCATATGGGAGACATGCAGTTCAACCCGATCCAGGAAAGCTATTTTGAGTGGATTCTGGAGCGTTTACGCACCATCCCCCGCAGCAAGCGCATACGCGCAATTTTCTCCGCTATCTGGCTAATGGAAATCGTTCCAGAGCGCCTTATTTCCGCCCACTTTCCAGAAGAACTGGAAGAAGCACGGCGGTTTATTGATCCCCTATCTAATTAACTAATACTAGAAAACAATTTGTTTAAAAAACAAAGGAAAGCACATGACCGAACTTTGCCATACAGGACGCGGGCTGTCCGAAGAGTTTGATGAAGATTTCCAGAACAGACTGACGGCATATTTTTGTCGTGATCACGAGTTTCTTACTCGTGCGGGAGATCTGGTTGTGCCTAGCCAATTTGCCAATGCGGCCAATGCCATATTGGTTAATATGGTTTCGGGCTATTACCGTATGTACAAGAGCGCGCCCTCTTCATCTGCAATTCTGGATATGCTTAAGCGTGCGAAACGCGATAAGACTATCCGTGAGGAACTATTCGCCGATGTTGTTGCTGCGTTTAAGCGCATCCTTGCAGAAAAATTGTCCGATACCTCGTACATGGTTGACCAGGTATCAACCTTCGCAAAAAGCGTAGCGTTTGATGATGCTCTGATTAAGGCTGCTGAACTGAAAGAGAAAGGCGACTTTCAGGGGGCGATGGCAATCATGGCCAAGGTTCAGCAGATTGGATCGAACGAAGCGACCGGAATCTATGACTACTACACCTCCGCAAGTGAGCGATTGAAAGCGCGTGAATATGAGGCTTCAGAGGAGTATGTGCCAAACAGCATTACAACTGGACTCCCTCTGCTCGATAGGTTGCTGTACCAAAAAGGCTGGGCGAAGCGTGAAATGGTGCTCTTCATGGGGTTCGCTAAATCCGGTAAATCGACCGCAATGGGTGAGTTTTCCATAAACGCAACGCTTGCTGGCTACAATGTTCTGTATCTCTCGCTGGAGGTTCACACTACCATTTTATCCGACCGTTTTGATGCAAGATTGTCGGAGACGGAAATGTCCAAGCTGGTGGAACGGCGCGATGAGGTTCATCGTAAGTTGGCAGAGTTGGGAGCCACGAAGGGGATTGGTAGTTTGTGGGTGGTTGAGCGTCCGTCAGGAAGTATGTCACCGGCAGATCTGGACCGTATGCTTAACAGCATGAAAGCCAACGGCATGGTGCCTGACATGGTTGTTGTCGACTACGCAGATTTGATGCGTGCCAGTTATGACCTTCGTGATGATCGCGCCAACATTCGTAGTATCTACACCGATTTACGTGCTCTTTATGACAAACATAACGTTGCTGGAATCACGGCATCGCAGACAAACCGTGAAGGTGGCGCGTCAGAAGTTGCCACAATGATGCACGCCGCCGACAACATCGAAAAAGTACGTATTGCTGACCTGGTAATAACGATCAACAAAACCGAAGAAGAAGAAGCGAAAGGAGAGGCTCGTCTCTACTTTGCTGGTTCACGTAACCAGCAGGGAGGGATCAGCATTCGCGTTAAACAAAAACTCGAACAAATGCGCTTCATTGAGCGAATCTTAGACGTTACCTAAAAAATAAGCGTGGAGAACACCTCCACGCTTGATTCATTGGTGAAACAACTTTTCTTTTGCCAAACCACAAAAGAAAAACACATGAGCCTTTATGTTATATCAACATTTAGGTTGGTCACAATATTGCCTATTAAAAGTGGAATTATCGTGAGCGAGCTGAAAGAGCTAATTACCGAATTAGATTTTGAACAATGGTTGGACACTGAAGGTATCGTTTATCGACGTGGAGGCGTGAGTGCTCGCGGTCGTGAAGTGAATATCAAGGAGTGTCCGGTATGTGGCAGCTCCAACTGGAAGGTATATTTCAATCTGACCAGTGGCGTCGGCAAATGCTTTGCTGGTGATCATCCCGAAGAGATTCAGTTCAATAAGCTGGTCTTCCTCAAGCACTACAGCGGTAAATCACGACGACAGTTCGAGGAATATGTGCAGAACGCGCTGATCTCACAAGGATGGGCGCCGAAGAAGGAAGAGGTCGTGCTGGCCAGCAAGGTTGAACTCGAAGGGCCAGTAGCTCTCCCTCGACATTACGAACTCCCCATTGACGGTCGTCTTCCTGATTATCTGGTGGAGCGCCATATCTCCCCGGATCTGGCCAAATACTTTGATCTGCGTTACTGCGTCGAAGGCAAGCACGCATACGTCGATCCGTACACAGACCAGGTCAAAGGGCAGGTGTTTGATATGCGCATCCTGATACCGGTTTACGATCTGGATGGCGTGATGAAGACCTTCCAGGGGCGTGACATTACCGGTGCAGCAGAACGCCGTTATCTCTTCCCTATGCAGCTGCCGGCGTCGGGTAAGTTTCTCTACAACGGCCACAACGCAGTCGGGAAACAAACAGTCGTTGTGTGTGAAGGGGCATTTGACGTAATGGGCGTGAAGCGAGCCATCTTCGACGAAAAGACGCTGAGGGATTATGTAGAGCCAATTGGCACGTTCGGGATGCACTTGTCCGGAAATATGAATGAGGACGCTGAAGATCAGTTGGGCGCGTTCCTGACGCTCAAGGCGCGTGGATTACGCAACGTCATCATGATGTGGGATAGCGAGAAGCAAGCGATCCGCAACACCATGTCGGCGGCCAAACGCCTCACCAGCATCGGACTAAATGTCAAAGTGGCCTGTCTGGGCGAAGAAGGTCTCGACCCCGGCGACGCGACGCCAGAGCAGATCCTCAAAGCCTATTATCGTGCCAAGCCTTACTCCAAACAGCTGGAGTTAAAATGCAAAGTGCTCGGTATCGAGTCACTCGTGTAGTTTAAGTTGTGGGAGACAGACGGTTCAGGACAAACGCAGCGATATTATTTAGTGCTATATTTAGCAAACTTGCATCATATGTTTGGTCGTTATCCTTAGGTTTAAAATTGCTGATACTGACTGTCTCACTGTGCTCATTTTCATAGAAACGTTTACTGCTTGAATCTAGGCGTTTGAGGACGTAAATTTGCCCAAATTCAATCCACTCACCTTCACCATTGAGTCCGCTCCCTGTTTTGACTGAGATGAAGTACTTTGCCAGCTTGGTTGTAATGCAGTCTTCATTTTTTTCTATGCAAACCTTAATGCCGGCGGCTTTCAAACTACGATAAATGCTGTTTGGATATGCCCCACTATAGATTTCGCTGCTTTCAATGATAATGACGTCGTATTCTTCCTTTGGCTCAATAGATAAAGCTTCAGGCTCCAAATCATCCTTGTGAAAAATAAATCCTAAAAGACGCTCAAGTTCATCTGTTAATTTGAACATGGGGTTCGCTTGGATCTCGCCAGCCCTGTCTTCGTAGACGAGACCCGAGGTTATGAGCTTATTTAGCGATCTCAGAGCCATTCCACTTTTTTGTGATGTGAGGCTAACTTGGGCTAATACAGTTGATTTATAGCCTTTTATTGGCGAGCTTGTTGTGATGTAAAGTTTGCGCGCATATTCAATATCAAAGCAGGTTAACCCACTCAGTATGTGGATAAAAAATAGTTTTTCATCGTCGTTAAGGCTGCTGCGGGCTAGGCTTACCGTCAAGCGAATGTAGTATTCTGTTTTCTTGTCTTCATCATCAAGCACGAGCTTTTTGACTAACGCCGAAAAGTGTTCTCTTGAGATATCGACCTCATCGTCGCAAATTTCACCAATGCCCATAATGTAACGGTTGAATCGATCACGACAAGTCGTCGCATTTATCTCTGAGAACAACGTGAACATTTTTTCCGCTGCCTCAATATGAGGTCCAACAAGCGGTATAGATTTGGCAAACGCCAAACCAGTTTCTTTCAATACCTTCCTGTGTTGCATCACGTTTTTGGACAACGTTGTCATAGACCTAAGCCTTGTGTGTTTAACGTATTAGTTAAGTGAAATCATATAGAAGTGACCTGACAGCTACAACTGGACAAGATTAAGAGCATTTTTTATAAACGAAACTAAACGCCTACATTGATAAGTAGATACATACTTATATTTCTGTAAGAATATGCTCGACGAAGGAATTGAGGAACCTTTATGAAAGCAGATATTCAGAAGTCCGTTACCGAAATCATCGACAAATCAGGCGTAGAAATTGATACAGAAGAGCGCCAGAAGATTATCGATGAGGCGATCCAGACTGCGCTGGAGCACATCGCCACGTCTGTGAGCACCGCACCTCTTTCGGAAGGCTCGAAATACATGCGGGTCTGGGTTCGTTTTGGGGAGTCCCCGGAGCTGCCTGGTGTTAAACAGAAACGCGCGGCACTCGTGGCGTTCACTCGCAAAATGAAGGACGCAACGGTCGAAGTACGCGCCGGTGCATGGTACGACGGTCGCGTTGTCTACACCAATCAGGCAGTGTGCGATGAAGGTGAACGGTTTGAGGAAATTGTCGACGCGACTCTTCGCGCGATCAAAGGCAGGGCTGGCGTAGAGGATGATCCTTCTATCGCGGCGTTCCTGAGCATTGTCGAACTGCCTGAAGTTACCGAACGCGTTACAGATCTGACAACCCCACCTGGTTTGCTGGAGTTGGTGGTCAGTGGCGATACCAAAAAAGCCGTTGAGCGCATTCGTGAGGTGGAATACGGCATCATCTGCGATATGTGCCGCAGCGACTTAGACCTGGTGCGCATCATTGTCGACGCGGGTCAGACATGTGACGGTGTGCTCGCCAGTTTTGCAGGGCAGGTGGCACGCCTGGCCAACGAGCTGCCGATGATTAAACAGGAGGCAAAATCCTACGCCGTCCACCATGCCAACGATTTACTGGAACCATACCGGTTCGAAGCCGCTCAGGACAAAATGACTGGCTGGGCTACCTGGTAAGCCTTGATAAACCATTTAGCCCCCTGGTGGGGCTTTTTTAAACTGCGCTCAATAAGTAAGTACACGACTACGGTTAGAAGCATGTCCACAAAAACAGATTTGTCGAAAATCCCGTCTATCTCCGGAAACAACGGTTATTCGCTGCGCTGTCAGGAAGTGAAGATCAACGGCCATGAGGCCCATTGCAGCTATACAGTCTGCCAGCACACCATCCTCGCCTACAAAGAGAAGCGTCTCCCAGCGACATCGTTCCAGTCCTGCGCTGCGGCCATTGCTGCTGGAAAATGCCAGGCGCTGAAGATGATGGTCGAAGAGATCCGCAAAGGCGAACAGCTCTACTTCATCGATATGGCTGCGCTTATCAAAGAAGTGGAAGAGCAAAACGACCACGCCAGAACGCTTACCCGGAAGCGCAACACCATGACGATTCAACGCACGAAGAAAACAGAACCAGCCAAACCCGAAACCACGTCCACCGATTCACTGGGGCCTGTCACTGACGTGTACGCGGCACTCATTGAAGAAGCAACCAAAGAAAACACATGAAAACTCCCGAGCGACCGATGGAGGTTAAACACTAATGGAAAAACTGATCGCCCTAAAGCACAAGCTGGATGCCATAAAAACGATGGGAACCAACGCCAAAAAAGAGGCGCTGGCCAACCTTGATGAATTTGAGCAGAGCATGGTCTCGCTAATGCTCAACCCATTCATTCGATTCGGTGTGAAGAAGTACAAAGTGGTCGAGCCACTCGATACTTCCGTACCCATCGACCAGAAGGTAGTCGAGCTGCTGGAGAAGCTGGCGGCGCGCGAACTGACCGGGAACGCGGCCATTACTGCTGTCGAATCACTCGTTGCCTCAATGTGCGCTGACGGGCAGGACGTGTTTCGTCGCTTCCTGCTGAAAGATCCGAAAGCCGGCGTCGGCATCAGCCTGTGCAACAAGGTGTTCGAAAACCCAATTCCGAAGTTTGAGGTACAGCTGGCGTCTCCGTACAAGGAGAAAGGCGACAAATACCCATTTAAACCAAATCCAAAGGCCAAGTGGCCAATGATCGGCAGCCTCAAACTCGATGGTCTCCGGGTTATCTGCGAAGTCATCGTTGACGAGGAAGAGGTGAACTTCCTGACGCGTACCGGAAATCCGATTACGTCACTCGATCACCTTAAACCGGCCATGCTGGAGCGAGGCAGACTCTCCGGGTTCAAGCACATCTTCTTCGATGGTGAGGGTACTGCAGGTACGTTCAACCAGTCCGTATCGGCGCTTCGCAAGAAGAACGTGAAAGCCATTGGTGCCGTTTACCACATCTTCGATTTCTTCTTACCGGAGTGGCGTGCTCAGGCAAAAAGCAAAGAGTACCTGAAGACCGGCATGAAGCTGAAAGAGCGCCTGGCTATGCTGGTGGCGTTGTTCCGCAACACTTGCGGGGAAGATTACGCGCAAGATATCCACCTGCATCCGTTCTACATCATCCATAGCCATGGAGACTTTATCGAACGCTTCATGAAGCGCCTGGACGAGAACGAAGAGGGGGAGATGGGCAAAGATCCGGATTCTGTTTACGAGTTCAAGCGTACCCGCAGCTGGTGGAAGTTGAAAGACGAGGATTCCGAAGACGGTGAAATCATCGACTTCGAGCCAGGCGACCCGGACTCTGGCTTTGCGCATACGCTGGGCAAGATAGTGATTCGTCTGGAGAACGGCGTCATCGTTCGTGCCAGCGGTATCAAGCATAAGTACCTGGATGAGATCTGGAACAATCAGGAGAAGTATCGTGGACGCATCGTCGAGGTTCACTGCCATGAGAAAACGCCGGACGGTAGCTTACGCCACCCACGTCTGAAGTGGCCGAAATGTCTGCGAGATACCGAAGACCGTATTGGAGATAAAGACTGATGCTCGGCTGGATGATTGTATTTTTGGTCGTCGGCATTGTTATCGGCAGTCTGGTTACGTCCAGCTGCATCAACGATTACGTAAAAGCCGGTGTCATGCAGAGGCGCGGCCGCATTAACCGCATTGTAGATATCACGTACACACTGAAGGAGATTAAGGATGATCATGTTAAGTAAACGGGAGAAGGAAACTCTGCGTGAAATCAGCCAATGGAAAGAGTTCTATTCCAACTGGAAGCCAAAGACCCGCGCCAAACTGGAACGTATGAATCTTGTCGCTAACGTTTCGCCAAAGGGATGTGTGGAGAACTATCAACTCACTGAAAAAGGACACTCACTGTTGCAGCAATTGACTGAGGCGGGGGCGTTCTGATGATTCCATACATCCTATTATCTTTTGCTGGGGGCGTGGCCCTCGGCTTCAGTATCTGTCGCGATATGGTCAGGCAGGAACTGGAAACCAAAACGCTTCGCATCGGTAAGCGTCTGTATCGGGTTGTTCACGAGACGGGAGTGCGGAAATGAGCAATTTGACCTCTTTCTACTGGTGGCTGGTAACCTACCTTGTGGCGGCCGGCTTCGGATATGCCTTTTACATTGGTCAGTTAATCGTAAAGCTACTGCTGATCAGATTTGCCAGCCATAAACGCATAGACGACGGCCTGTGGCGCCTGGGTTCTCTGCTGGAGACTCACTACGGTGAACTGAAGGAGAACGAAACTATCACTATTCATGCGAAGCGTTTTACGGCCATCATCACGAGAACGCCGGAACAGAAGGTGAGTTTGATCAAAAAGATAGCAACTGAACGAGCCACAGAAAAATAAGCATTTACTTACTTATTTAATACGTATAAGATTCACTTGTTTTCGTTGAGATGCGACTGTTTGAACGTTAAATATAACTGCAAACGAAGATACGTACCTGGCAGTAGCCTAAGAAGCCAAACACCAGCGAGGTCAGTTTCCAGCCTCGTCACCGAAATGGGACACACTGAGCGAGTGTGATTTCAGAACGCAGGATAGGGCATGTTGCACCACCCATGCCCTATTCGATGAAGTAACAGGATGGACGGTTGGTTTCCTCATTCCATTCCATCATCCCGGTTTCAGCCAGCTGACCGTCCATCCTGTTACGTCATTTCCATTACTTATGTCGTTTAATCTTGGGTTAAAAGCGGCGACGTAACCCGGCTGGCTTGGTTAGCCAGCGCACAACGTTGAGGTCACTGTTTTTCTTTTAATCATACAGGTGATTCCACAGAGCTGTAGTGACTGATCAATATGTTGGGTCGAACATAAATCGGTTCAGCGGCCTCAACGTTGTGAAAGCAGGATTCTTTAACCCTCTGGTGAAATCATTGTTGCCTATGTAGCCCCTGGTTTCACAACATGGATGATTCCATACATCCAATAAGATCGAAGAATCTGGCGGCCGTCAACCACCGAGAAGGATTCCAGATCTTTGCTCTATGTGAGCGCGCCACAAGCCTCGTCTGGCACTAACGTAAAGTGCAAGTTGCGGGAAAGTTCCTGGTTGCCTGGTTGTCCATCAACAAGTACCGCCGCGAAATATGATGGTGTAGCTCAGTGGTAGAGCGGTTGACTGTTAATCAACTGGTCGGTGGTTCGAGTCCACCCACCATCGCCAACACAGCGCTGAACGGTTTGGAGTTCGCCACCACCGTCCGAACGGAAAGACTCCGCAAATGTCGCCAAACCGTTCAGCGCTGTGATAGACACGGCAGACGTTCTTAACCATTGCTTCTTAGCATCGTAGCAACACTTTTTTAGCGCAAACCATAATCCAAAGGGGCTTCGGCCCCTTTTTTCTTTGATAATCACAAACTTTTTTATACGTTGTGGGGCAATTCCTGTCAGTCCTACATGCGCATGTGGGTTGTGCTATGCTATGCAAATTATAAACAAGCTATTGGAAATGCTACAATCCGTAGTTTTCATACAACGAGAGGGAAGTGCAATGGGAAAGTGACTACTACGCAAAAAAAAAAGAACCCCCGAACGGGAGTTCTTTCTGGTTTTTAACGACTGCCATCGTTAAAAACCTCATATCGCGTTACGAGAACGGATACGTCAATACAAGTTCATCTTACAACTAAGGTGAATCTACGTCAATTTGGTCTCGTAGCGCATTTGATTAATCGAATAGAGGTATCTTTCGATGAGTGAAATGCTAACGACATTTATTCAGGCTCCTCTGCATAGCCAAGTCCTATCTCTGCTTATGCTTTACCTTTTGTTTAGGTGCCAGCAGAATAAATAGTTTGAATAAAATGGGGCTTCGGCCCCATTTTGCTTTGCGGTCGTACATATGAATTCAGCGGCATTTGGTTGACGCTATTTGGATCTTCTCCGAACACTCTAAGGAACAAGGAAGATGGCAAAGATATTTATTAATCTACAACTTTGGGGAGCCACGAAATCAATTACAATCATGAAGATGCTAGCTGAACAGGCTGAAGTAAACATTGCTCGCGCTCTTAGTGATGCCGATCTTCCGGGCGCAGTCTCGGAGGGTGAGTATGACGATGAGCATGAGGACGATGAAGGTAAAATTCATCTATATACGGTACAGTATTTTACCTGCGGTTCATGTTCTGGATTCGATGCTGATGAAGTCAAATCGGAATACAAGCACTTGATTTCACAACTTACTCGTCGTTCGGCATTTCTGACGATGTTCGGGTTATTTGAACACCGCATGGTTGAATGCCTTGAGGTCATGGATAGATTGTCGGGCGAGGTGACAGACAAAAGATTCAAAACGGTCGAAGATTGCCATAAGCGACTTACTGGAACCATAGGAGGCAAAGGCATCAGGGATATTGCTCATCTGGCGGCCATCAGAAATATCATGGCTCACAACGATGGTGTTGCCGAAAACTATCATAACCTTTTAAAATCAAAAGCAAAGAAGTCAGAAACACAGAAGCGAGATATCCGCGCAATCAATCGTGCAAAGAATGAAAACGCCGGTATAACAGTAAATTTCTTCAACGGTGTCCTCATGGACGATCAATTTTTGGAGTATGTTGTGGGTGAGTTTAATCGATATGTTAGTGAATTGGATGCGGCAGTTCGCAGGTATCAAAACAGCATCGGTTAATATCTGCCAAGGTCTAAAGTATTTATCTGAAGTGCCACCCGTAGTAGGAACGTAGCTGTTTGCATGGAGATAGCATCAATGAAAAAGCGCAACTTCACTATTCTCACCTCTCTAATAATCGCGTTCACACTCACGGGATGCAACGAGTCTGAAGTCGATAAAATTACACTAATCGGTCAGGACAAAAACTCCCTTGAGAGCCAGTACAAAACCCACTTTGAAAAACGAACCCCAAACATCGAAGCCTTCGCTTTGTTCGATAAAGCAGCGGCTGAAGGTAAGGAACCGCATACCACCGGTGGATTGATTGATGGCAAAGTTGAGTCAAGCATGACTACCAACGTCGGCAAGTATACCTTCATGCAGCTCGACGAAATGCTTACGAAAGAATACGGGAAGCCGGTTGCCACTAAAGATCAGGTATTTGATGAAACAGCCTTGAATGGGTTGGAGTGCGCCAAGACAATGTCATGTGCAGCGGGAAAGTATTATGAGGTATTCCGCGGCAAAGAGCGCCTGATCATGATGATAAACGGTGCCGGTTTCATGAATAAAGATGAGGGCGTAACGTTACTTACCTTTACCGACAAACACTTAAAAACGGCGCGTCTGGAAGAAGACAAACGCCACTAACAAATAACCATAAGATTGTTTAAACACAGCGAGGTTAATCGTGAGTAACAGAGATGATTTTCCCCAATCGGTGAAGCGAACACTGGCCGAACGCGTAGGCTGGAAATGCTCTTTTCTTGGCTGCAACCAGACAACAGTAGGCCCGGATAGCAGTGATACAAACGGCAGGATTAATAATGGTATTGCGGCCCATATTACAGCAGCAGCGCCAGGTGGGCCGAGATATGATCCTAGCTTGACCCCAGAACAGCGAAGCTCGATTGATAACGGTATATGGATGTGTCGTTCACATGGCGCACTCATTGACTCTGACCACACTATCTATTCTGTTGAGCAATTGAAAAACTGGAAGCAACTGGCCGAAACTCGGCAATCTTTACTGCTTCAAATGACGCACCAGGTGAGCCAGAACAATTACTCAGATAGAGACATCGGTGTTCTAAAAGCTATTACTGATATTTTTAATTATAACTACCTCCAAATGCTGAAGAGCGAACAGTTCCGGGCAAAAGTAAGCACCAACATTACCGACCCACTCTACGCATTTGATAATATTGCCTATAACCCCTTTTACAGCTTCAATGATGTTGTTTTAGAAACAATCCGTATGGAGTTGGTCGGGAAAGTGAACAACTTTTGGGCGCTTTTCAGAGAATATTCCGCGGGTGGGCTTGGGTATTATGATTATATCGACATCCCCCATATCAGACGTTTTTATCCTGAAGAGGTTGAGCGCTTTTACGGAATCATTAACCAAACCCAAGATCTGGCTTATGACATCAGCGTCACGGCACAAAAATTACTCGAAATTAGAGCAAAACTGCCGTGAGTCATGAAGATATCCCTCTATATGGTAGAGGGATAATACACAAAAAATAGGTAATGACTTACCTATGATTTGTCGGTATAGTTCTTTCAGTTACTCACTTGAAAGGACTCAATATGGGAAACAAACGTAAACAGGCGCGTCGCGCAGCTCGTCAGGCGCTGAAGTCAAAACCACGCATCCACGGCTACGAAATTGACACAATCATCGTTGACGAGCTGGCTGCCGCCCCTGCTCTGCCACCAAAACCTAAACGTGACAACTCTCCCATCGAAGCACGTAACGAGGCCCAGGCCCACTATCTTATATCCCTCGATACCAAACCTCTGACGTTCGCCACTGGTGAAGCCGGTTGCGGCAAGACCTACCTGGCAGCTGCCGTCGCAGCGCAGCGTCTGCTGGATAAGGAAGTCGGGAAGATCATCGTGACGCGTCCAGTATTGCAAGCAGAAGAAGATCTGGGCTTCCTTCCGGGCGACATGAGCGAGAAGTTCGCTCCGTTCTTCCGTCCCGTCTATGACGTGTTACAGAAGCGTTTGGGTGGCTCGTTCCTTGAATATTGCTTAAAGCCAGAGGTGGCCAAAGTAGAGATTGCCCCATTCGCTTACATGCGTGGGCGCACGTTCGAGAACGCTGTAGTCATTCTCGATGAGGCGCAAAACGTTACAGCGTCACAAATGAAAATATTCCTGACCCGTATGGGCGAGAACGTAACCGTCATTGTGAACGGAGATGTGACGCAATGCGACCTGCCAAGCAATGTTAAGTCTGGTCTGGAAGATGCACTGGAGCGATTTAAACCTTCCTCCCATGTTGGCCTTATTGAGTTTGCGACCGAAGATTGCGTGCGTTCTGAGCTATGCAAAGTCGCACTGGAAGCCTATCAGTAAGGGAAAGCCAATGACCAAAGAGTACCTGCCACACCAGAAACGTGTCATGGATGAACACGAAGAACTGTGTGGTCGCATCAAAGAACAGGAGGCGTACATTGCAGGCGACGTGTTTGCTCGCCTGCTGTATGTCGACCGCATCATCCTCATTAAGCAGCTGGACACGATGAAGGCGTATGACCTGATTCTTCTTGCTCGGATCGCTCGTTTTTAACGTAAGGAAACCAAAATGACCGATATGGATATCGAAAAAGAGATTGTGGCCAAAGGCAAAACGGCCGCGCGTGTTACCCCGGAACGCATTGAAGCTGTTATCTCAGGCGAGTTTTACTTTACCGGCGCGGACGGATATCGCAGCTCACCGTTGTGGCTGAAGCAGGAAGAGCCTGAACCGGCCCTGCAATCACTCGAACTGCTGACCTTCTGCGTTCTTGTGCTGGAGAACGGCTACACCGTAACCGGCGAGTCTGCGTGCGCCAGCCCGGAGAACTTTGATCCGGAGATCGGACGTAAAATTGCACGCCAGAACGCGATTGCCAAAATCTGGCCCCTGGAAGGCTATCTTCTCAAGCAGCAGTTGCACGAGGTGAAGTGATGAAGGTCGTTATCTACGGACGCGATAATTGCTCATACTGCAAACGTGCGGTCGAGATGGCGAAGCAACTAAAGGGACATGGCTACGGTGATTATGAGTACATCGACATCACCACTGCCGGTATCGACAAGGAAAAACTAAGTGAAATTGTTGGTAAACCGGTAGAGACTATCCCCCAAGTACTGATCGATGGTCAACCGATTGGCGGATACACAGAACTGGCTGCATACGTCAGCCCCCTCTGATTTTAACGGCTCACAGGAGCCGTTTTTTATTCCCACCAAACTCACTCCTGTTTCCCTTAAAATTCAAAAAACAACATCTAAATGATTCCATACCTACTATGTATGGAATCATTGCTGAAAATGAGTTACTTTTACTCTTGATCCTATAAGAATCTATGCCTAATATACTGTTTACTTATACAGTGAATCGGCGTAACTCGGTGATTGTCATATGAAAAATAGCTTTGACAGAGCACGCGCTGCGGAGAACACCTCAAAAGAGGCGATTGAGTATCTCGAAAGAGCATCTCAAATGCAGGCCGTTATGATCTCGCAGGTTAGCAATGATATGAGATTCTCGGACGCATTCATGTTATTCACTCGCTTATCTCTGCTGATAACCAGACGTCGGCCAGAGATCGCTGTTCATTGTATTTTGATACATGTTTTGCCGCACATTGCTGATGTAAAAGTAAGTGACATTAATAGGTTCATGGTGAACCAACTGGTCAACCCTCTAATATTGGATGGCAAAATTGTTATGGGCCGCCGCGTTTTCTCTCTGATGAAGCAGTTCCTTAGCTGGTGCGCCTTCCAGGGGATGATAGACGTGTCACCGCTAAACGATATGTCACTAAACAAAGTTGCCGGTGGCGCAAAGCCCACACCTCGCGAGCGGAAGCTGACCGACGCAGAGGTATGGGTGTTCTGGAATATATGGGACTACTTCAATGTGTGCGCTGGTACAAAATGGGCGGCCAGACTGTGTCTTGTATCAGCAAGACGACCTGACGAAGTACTGCGGGCTAAAAAAAGTGAGTTCAATCTTAAGCGTGGAGTTTGGAATCAAGGCAAGAGAAACAAGTCAGCACGTGAGCATTCGCTGCCTTTAAGCACATTAATGCGCACATGCATTGAAGAGTTGTTCGAATACGGTAAAGACAGCCAGTGGCTCGTGCCTTCGAATAAAAAAATCGGGAAAGACCTTCCTATGTCTAAAGTGGCAATAGCCCAGGCATTACGTCGTATTCTGGAACGACCAGAACTGATGGAGCTTGAGCCATTTACACCCCGAGATTTGCGCCGTACTGCGCGTAGTTACTTCCCAGCATTAGGCATAAGCCAGGAGGTATCACGCAAAATCATGAACCACAGTCTTGAGGGGATAGATCGGGTCTACGACCGGCACGATTATATGGACGAGATGCGAGACGCCTTAGAAAGTTTCTCGACGTACATCGCATCAATCGTAGATCAACCGGATTTAGACGAAATTGACCACAAATTCAAGGGAGATCGTCTATCAACAGAGCTTATTCGTGTAAATTTTTCATAGAGACTTTATGGCCTCAACAACCTTTTGTGATGCGCCTTTCTCTTTACCGAATCGCTCGTTATATGCAGCAAGAACCTGTTTTTCGTCCTCGTTAAGAGGAGCGGTGCCTTCTTTGTACAAAAATGCTGCGAGTTCAGGTTGGCGTTCTTCCAGCACCATCATCATAAGACGACTAGGCTCAATACCCAGCGCCAGCGCCAGCGGACGAACCTTATCGATAGGCAAAGGAATTTTGCCACTTTTAATTAAAGAAAGGTTGTTGGCGTTTTTATACCCAATTGTTTTGGCTATCTGGGCCTGGCTCATAGGTGAGGATTCAATCAACCCTGCGATAAAAGCAGCGTAGCGACTTTCTATAAATTCAATCTTGTTATCAGACATGGTTACAACCTTTGCGCGTTCAATTCTCTCTGGTAAGTGCTTACCGATATTACATCAAAGGTTAGGGTTGTAAAGCTATTATCATTATTTTCGATAGGCACTTAAAAGACCGGTTAAAGGCCATTGCACGGAGAAAAATTAGCCCAAAATAGGTAAGAAAATTAACTTGCATATGATATGAATGTATTCAGTATTGATACAAATTTTAGTAGTATTCCTTACCATAGTATAAGTTAGAATGGATTGATTGAATGAACACCACTATTTCCAGCCTAATCGCTCTTGAGATCGGACACGTACAGAAATTAGCTGATGAGTGTGTAGCTGACATCCTCACCGATCTACCGAATGAGCAGATTCAGGTTGGTGTGAATGACACAACTGGCTTTATATTCGAACTTAACAACAAACGCTTCACGCTTCTCAATACCGGCTCCGGGTCTTTAGCCGTCAGAATCTGTTAACCCCTCTTCTCCCTGCGCGAATGGCTTAGTTCCCTGTTCGCGCAGTGCTACATTAAACACACTAGTAAATAATTTGTTTTCATAACAAAGGATTAGCCATGTCTAAAAAACGTTCCATCAAAGAGGTTCAGGACTTCCGTGACAGTGTAAAACGAGTAGTCGCTCTCCTTTCAGGTAAAAACATCCCTGTTGCAGAACGAGGAGACGACGCTTATGTACGCTATAACGATGATGGAGAGCCAATTCTCGTAAACATCCCATCAATCCCGGATAACGCAACACCGGCATTGATGAATGCTGTGCGCGGATTTCTCGATCATGAGGTTGCTCACATTTTGTTTACCGATATTCGTGTGTCCAACAAAATGAGAGAAAAAGGACGCGTTCCTTCCTGGTCGCTATGGAATGCCTTAGAAGACGTGTTCATCGAGCGAAAAATGGGGCAGGTCTTTAACGGAACAAGACGTAATCTGATGGCAACTCAACGCCTTATAATCGAAAAAGTCTTTAAACCAAAGGCTTCAGAGGCTATTGCTTATTGTGGCAAAGATCAGCGCGCGCTTTTTCTAAACTTCTTTCTCTGTCCGGTTGTAAGAGCCTGGGATGGCCAAGCACCGTTCGTAGATTTCATGGATGAATACTGGCCTGTCATTGAGAAACCAATTTCATTATTAAAAGAACATGGTATCGATGTGGCCGTGCGTAACATGTCTTGCACCGAGGATTGTGTAAAGGTGGCTGCGACCATAGCTAAGATCCTCAAAGACACTGAAAGTGAAAGCAAAGGTAAGGAGTCAGCTCCGGGAAAAACTTCCGATCCTTCAGACGCTGACCAGACGGATGCCTCTGGAGAAAACAATGAAGACGACGAAGATCATGAGACACCCTCATCGCTAGATAATCACAAATCTATCAAACCAGAGTCACACAGTAAGTACAAACATGATAATAATGACAGTGATGATTCAGATAATTCTGAATCATCAGAAACAATATTCGATGATACAGAAAATGATAAAGAGGTATCAGATTCTGATGCTTCTGATAACGCGGCGTCAGAATCATTAACCGCTGACCACGAAAAAAGAAAAACGACAGAAGACGGCTCTTCAGATATCCCAACTCCGTCAAAAATGAGTCTGGAAGAGGCTTTAGAGGAGCTGGATAGCATAGAAGATGAAGTCGGAGGCATGACAGAAGATGCTCTATCCGAAACGATTAAAAGCGAGTTAACAGAAAGCTCGAAAAGCGAATACAGGCCATACAATCGCTCATACGACTTCATCGGCTCGATTGATCAGGCAGAAGCCCATATCAAACGGCTTATTAAAACATTCTCCGATATTGATTTAGGAGGATATCCAATCAGCCGCTATCGCATCGTTCCTGAAGGCAACCAGCTCTTCGACAAATATATTGAAAAGCATCTTTCGTCAGGTGTTTCGTCGACGCTGGCAAAAGACCTGGAGCGAGCAATAGCAAGCAGAAACAGAGTTCAGTTTATACCGGGCCAGCGTCGGGGGCGCATTCATGGTTCTAGTATCTACAGATTAGCAATGAATGATGATCGCGTGTTTCGTAAAAAAGAAGAATCTAAAGCCGTTAACGCCTGTGTTCAACAAGTGATTGATTTATCAGGTTCAATGAGTGGTATAACGATACAATTGGCTCTTGCAAGTGCATATACCATCGCCGATGCCCTTGATCGAATAAATGTTCCCAACATTATCACCGGCTTCACTACATTTGGTAGTCATATGGCGGCAGGAGAACTTAAGGCTGTCAAGTATGAGTTCTCTCGCTTTGAATCTTTAATGCTACCTATCATCAAAAATTGGAATGAAAAGGTAAATTCTCGCGAAGTTCGCTCACGTATGGGGTGCGTAGGCTACACATTCCCACTTCTTAATAACGTGGATGGTGAAAGCATAGCCAGCCTTGCATCGTTATTTTCCGGTCGCATGGAGGACAGGAAGATCATGCTTGTTCTGAGTGATGGCGCGCCGTGGGCTGTTGGGAGAGGTTTTGACGCTCATTTGCGTTCGGTTGCGAAGCAAATTGAAACGCAGACTGACATTGATTTGATGGCAATTGGCATCATGACTGACGCACCGGAGAGATTTTACTCAAAACATGCCCTGGTAACGAGCGTTGATAGTCTTGGTTCATCTGTAGTTACTGAACTATCTCGTATCATTTTAAAGTGAACAAAACAGCCTTAACGATAAGTAACCACTTACGATAGATAATGATATATTTATATAAGAAGTTGAACGCTCATTAGAAAACAAAGGAAAAACGCATGACTACTACTGCACTGCAAAATGAAAAAAATCCTTCTGATTACCTTGTTTGCAAGTGGTGCGGAAAATCATTTCACTATTTTAAGTCCCATGTAGCCAATGGTAATTGCGAGGGCATTCCTGAGTCAGTAAAAGATGCCGATCCTGACACCGTACTGAAAATGTACACAACACAGTTTCCAGATGAGCCAACGCTATCGAAAAAGGCACTTGATGCAATTCAAGCTAAACGTGCCGAGCAAAAAAGCGAAATGGCCAAATCATCTGGCGTGACCAGTAGCCCAGGCTACACAGGCACAGTTGAGTACAAGACAGATCTGGTCGCAGCTCACGAACTGCTAAATGTAACGGTGAAAGAACTCGGAACAAAACGTGGGACGCCGCTCATGGTTAGCGTCAACGTCAATACGCCGTTTCCAGAGTTCGTTCCAGAAGTGAAGAAGGGATACGTATATGGCGACTTCGAACTGATCAAAGACATTTTCATGATGCTTGAACTTGGCATACCTGGCTATTTGTGGGGTCATGCAGGAACAGGCAAATCGTCATTGCCTACACAACTATGTGCTTTGCTCAATCGTCCGTTGATCCGTGCCCAACATACAGCATCAATGGAAGAGGCACATGTTACGGGGCAAATTCTGGCGCGTGATGGCTCTACGTATTTCGAGCCTGGCTTGCTTGCGCTCGCAATGAAGCATGGCTGGGTTTACCTCGCGGATGAATACGACTTTGCGTTTCCACAAATTCTTGGCGTGTATCAGCCAGTGCTGGAAGGTGAAGCGTTAGTCATCAAAGAGGCGACTCCAGAATGGCGTCGCATTACTCCGCATGAACGGTTTGCTTTCATTGGCACTGGCAACACGAACGGATCTGGTGATGAAACCGGCTTGTACCAGGGTACAAACATCCAGAACGCCGCGAACTTTTCGCGTTTTGGCATCGTTTCGAATGTGAAATACATGAGCAAAGAGGCAGAGATCAACATGTTGATAAATGCCGGTATCGTGGATGAATACGCAGAAAAGATGGTTAAGTTTGCCGGTATCGTTCGCGATGGATACGAAGAACACCTTATCAGTCAGCCAATTGGCCCTCGTGAACTTTTGTTGTCGGCCAAGATTGGAATGATGCGAGGCGACTTTGTGACAGGTATTGAGCGTTCTTTCATTAACAAACTCCCTTCAGCTTCTGCACAAGCGGCTCGTGAAGTTGTTCAAAAAATATTTGGTTGATCGTGCGTAAAGGATGTTTCGGCTCTCTTATCGCTGCTTCTGAAACTGGTAAGGCTTGTCTGGTGTGTCCAGACAAGCCCGATTGTCACCAATCAGCAAAAGAAGTTGCGATTTCGATGCATGGGAAGTTCGTAGGCTTCCCAAATGACAAAATCAAAAAAACCAGAAAGGTAAAAACACATGAAGGCACTGATGGTTCGAACTGACTTCTCACTTGGGGAGTCGGCTTTAAAAGCAGAAAACGCGGTGAAGATTGCCAGAGAAGCTGGCTACACCGCTGTAATTTCAGCAGATAGCATGAATATTGCGAGCGTTATTCCACTACAACGTGCCGCTGGTGACGACATGGCGGTTATTTGTGGTGTGAAACTAAACATCGTTGATGATCCCACATACGAGCACCGGGCTAAACTTGCTAAAGAGTCTAAGGGATGTATGGAATCATTGGAGCGAGGACGTAACTACTCGTTTACCGCTCTAATTAAAAATGAGAAAGGATATCGCGACATCTGCGAACTAATGACGGCGGCCAACACACGAGAACAGTTCTACTTTGTACCGCGTCTCTCGCTCGAACAGTTGGTTTCTACATATGCCAAAGGTAACATCATCCTGCTTACTTCCGACATCGGTAGCGTGTTCCAACGCAACGATTTTGCAAAAATCATAAGCACACTGATTACAGCGGGTGGAAAAGACAACTTCTATAGTGTGGTTTATCCGCACCCTACCCCATTCTACGACCAGATTAACGTCCGGGCGATGAAAGTCGCCAGCGCATTGAAAATAGAGCCAGTGGCGTTCTATCCCGCTTATTACGAATCGATCGACGATGCAGACATTAAAGACATTGCGCACATGGTTACGAACAACATAAAAATCGACCAGCCGCATCGTCTGCGTATCCCCCACCAGCGAGATAACGCCATCAATGGTCGTCGCCATCTCCTTGAGGCGCTTAAAGCCTTCTCCGTTCGCATGGATGTGCCGGTAACAGCTGCAATGGCCTCAACAACGCAGGACTCCATTATCGATGCCTGCACATGGCGCTGGCATGAATTGCCACCAGCACTGCCCAAGATGGCAGACGACGAACCTGCAACGCTGATGAAACTGGCTGTTGCAGGGCTGCGTAAACGTCTTACCACAAAAGAGTTTGGATACACACCACCTGCTTCTGAGAACAGGGTTTATGTTGAGCGGCTAAAGTACGAAATGGACACGCTGACTCGCCTGGGATTCTGTGGTTACTTCCTGATGGTACGCGATCTGATGAATCACAGCCGTGAAACTGGCATTCCTGTCGGGCCTGGTCGTGGTTCCTCTGCCGGTTCTCTGGTGGCGTGGTGCATAGGCATAACCAACGTCGACCCAATCCGTCACGGTCTTCTGTTTGAGCGTTTCATCAACCCTGAGCGTCTCGACTTGCCGGATGCGGACTTGGACTTCAGCCAGGCACGTCGCCATGAGGTGATCGAGTATCTGAATGAACGCTACGGCGAAGATTACGTTGCAGGCATTCCGAACTTCACCTATCTGGGCGCGGCATCTGCGCTGCGTGACACTGCACGTATTTACGGTGTCGATGCTGCGGATATGGCGGTATCCAAAGAGTTCAAGAATATGGAGGACGACAGCCTGTCTCTGGAAGAGCTGCGCGAGCAACTGGCCAGCCTGGACAAATACGCCACGAAAAACCCGGAAGCGTTCAAAGCGGCGTGTAAGCTGCAAAGCCTGATGCGTGGTTTTGGTCGTCACGCTGCGGGGATGATCGTCGCTGGCGTTCCATTAGTAGAGCGCACGCCCGTCGAGCTGCGTGGCAATGCTCGATGTATTGCGTTCGATAAACGTTACTGCGAGGCGATGGGGCTGATTAAGTTGGACGTTCTCGGTCTGGCAACACTCGATCTTCTGGATAGCGCGAAACGCTACATCAAAGAGAGTACCGGTGAAGACATCAATCTCGACGCTATCCCACTGGACGATCGCAAGGTTCTGGATGGGTTCGCTGCAGGGTACACGCAGGGCGTATTCCAGCTGGAGTCCGGCCCCATGCGTAAGCTGCTTAAAGATCTGGGCGGTGGCATCGAGCCAATGAGTTTCAAAACCGTTGTCGCAACTACCGCCCTCTTCCGACCGGGACCGATTCAATCCGGCATGTTGGATGACTATGTTTCCGTTGCGAAAGGATTTATGACGCCTACATCACTACATCCTGTCTTGGATGAACTGACCTCTGAAACAAATGGAGTGATTCTCTATCAGGAACAAACGATGAACGCAACAAGGCTTCTTGCTGGTTTCACAATGGCCGAGGCGGATGGTGTGCGTTCAGCAATCGGTAAGAAGAACATGGAAAAGATGAGGAGCATGGGTGAGAAATTTGTCATTCAGGCTCAAGCTGGGTGGATCGACGTAGAGCTTGAAAATGGCGCAATACAACGGATTCATCGCGCAGAACATTTTAAATGCGAGGACGGTACTCTGAGGACAGTTGAAGAGGCGTTGGAGCATGGAGTGAAGCTGCCAATGCCAGTTGTGCGCGTTACAACGTCACATCCAGGTCTGTCTGAGACGAAGGCAAAAGAGATATGGACTGCATTTGAGAAAAACGGAGCCTATCAGTTCAATAAATCACACTCCGTTGCTTATTCTTTAATCAGTTATCAGTCTATGTGGCTAAAGACGCACTACCCTGCTGAGTTCTTCGCAGCTGCGCTCACCATTCTGGGCGAGGATAAGCATCAGGGGCTGGTGAAGGATGCGCTGACCTATGGCATTCGCGTATTGCCACCAGACGTTAATGTGTCATCTAACCGAATTGAGATCCGCACACTCGAAGACGGCAGTCAGGCACTGTATGCGCCATTCTCTGCTGTGAAAGGCTGTTCTGAAAATGGTTGTCAGGCAATTATGCGTGCGCGTGAGAAAGTTGGTGGCAAATTCGAGTCAGTGGCACAATTCGATGAAGCGGTCGAGAAGCGTGCATGTAACAGTCGTGTACGCGAGTCGCTTCATAAAGTAGGGGCTTTTGCGTCAATTGAGCCAGGCAGTCTGCCAGCAACTGATCCTGAACGACTGCGCGACCAGGCTGAACTGATGGGCAATCTCATCATTGACGCTGTTAAAGCATCACGTCCGTTCGAAATGAATCCTAAGCGTTCTGCCGAAATCAACGTACTCATGACACGTATGGCGGCTGAAATGGGCTTGGGTGAGGAGTTGATACGCCCGACTATTGGTATTAAACCCAAAATCATGATCATTCTGGACAATGCGAACGGCAATGACGCTCGTACCGGCTACTTCATGGAGAACGGATACGACGACTTTAAGGCAAAACTACTGACAGTTGGAGATCTGCGCATGGGCGATCTTTATGTCACGGGTGTTTGTAAGAAGGTTAAGGACAAAGAGAAAGACTATACCAAAGACGAGATAGGC